CCAAGACATGAATCTTGTGCTTGTAGCAGAAATGATGTTGAGAAGATTGTCTTGCTGATTGATTCTTTTTTGGGCCTGAGCTTCTGCTGTCTGTTCGCGGGCAGCTTGTTCTCTTTGGATTGCGGCCATGTCTTCGCCCATCATCACTCTTCCAGCTTCCGCTTCGGAAATACCCAAAGAAGCAGCCAAAGATCTCTGCTGAGCGAAATCCATGTCGTTCCAAGCAATTCCCTGATCTCTAATTGAATTGGTGATCATTTCAATTCTTTCGATCGGATCTGTGGTTTGCATCAGCTCAAGAGAACTGATCGTAGTTCCAAACATTGAATTGAGCTGATTGATGTTATCTGAAGCGGCTCCAAATTGGTCGAATCTTGACGACATCTGAAGAACACGCTCGGTTTCCATTCCGAAACGATTTGCGAATAGAGCAACTTCACGAAAAACTTGAGTTCCATTTCTTCCAAATCTCTGAAGAGAATTGCTCGAAGCTATAAAATCCTGGGCAAGCTGGTTTGAGTTGGCGCCAATGGAAGCTGCAAATTCTCGCAGATCCAAAGTAAAATCTCCCAAAGACTCGTTACCATCAGCCAGTCCAGTCTGAAGAGTTCGAAACAACTGCGCCGTTTGTTCGGCAGACATGCCCAACCCTCTTTCAGTCGCAAGAACTTCAAGTTGAAACTGTTCGGACATGCTGCCAATTGAAGTCCGAAAAGCCATCTGAGCTTCGTTCGCAAAAGCAATCGAGTCCGTCCAACCGATGAGGCTGCCTCCGAGCGTCTGGAAGGTCGATCTCATATTTCCGGCAGCAGCTTCCAAGTCTTCAACTTGCGAGGTTGCCATGCCTGCCTGGCGCGTTGCAGCACCTAAAGCAGCAGTAAGTTCTGTCTGACTTTGAAACCAAAGTCCTTGAACATATTCAAGACCAACAAAGGCTCTGTCCAAAAGCCCAAGAACAGTCACCTCTTCGTTCATGGAAGAAATGAAAGACTTGATAGATTCAATAGTTTTGGATTGAGTCTTTGTTTGAGTTTCGTTTGCCTCAGACAATTTATTGGTAGAGTCTGTTATGATACCAATTTGTCTGTTGCCTTTAATTCTCTGGTCGAAAATCTTCTTCTGAAGTTCATAGTCTGCTTTGTCGACTTTGGTCATCGAGCCAGCATCTTCTTCGTAGGCTTTGATTTTCTTTAAGGCTTCATCCATCTCGCGATTGTTTTTTGCGCGAGCGTTACTCAAGACTTTTAGCGCAGAGTTTGACAACTTTGCGCCAGTCTGAATCTTTGCGGAAATTTCGTCGGCAGCCTTCGAGAGTCCATCCCCTCGAAGAGCCGCCAACAGAGATTCGATATCTTGTGCCAACTAGAATCCTCGGATTAAGTAGACTTCATTTGGAATTACCTCTCTTCGGAGGAGGTGCTTGTTCCTTTGGAGTATACTTCTCAACCAGGCGATGGTAATAATACCTTCTTTCCGCAATGGACATTTCCATCAAGGTTTCAGAATTCCATCCTTCTGCGACTAGATCAAAAATCTCTTTCTTTTGTACGTTGATAATGTACTTCGTATCAATTCCGAAGAAATCTGTTCCGGAACGATTATCGGGTCTTCGGGCGAAAGAACTCGTTTACCATTGGCACCTTGTGAAGATCTGTATCATCACACTTTGGACACTTAACTTCCTCCTCCAAGTCCATACCAGGAGCAATGTCTTCAATATAGTCTACCAACGACTTGATGTCCAAAGACTTCATGGGTCCAAAAACAAATTCGGAAATGAATTCTCTGCTTTCGTTTCCTTCAATTGCAACAATTTGCTGCAACAATCTATCTGTAGTGCTGCTATCAATGTCAGAATTCTGCTTCGCTTTCGCTTTTTGCATATTTGCAAGTTCAAGATCGTCAAGATCTGTCAAAAGCTTGAACGTAACAGTCTTCCTCAATACAGGAAGCACGAAGTCAAAAAGATTCGTATTCTTTCGCAACGGCTCAACTTTCAGTCGTCGAATAGGACACTTTCGCAAATCGAAAGTGTACTTGAACGTATGACCACAACTTGGACATCTTGTCATAACCTTGTATTCATGTCCAAGGCCAGAAATTCGAATAGCCAAAAGAAGAGCAGCTTTATCTCCCAAAAGCAAAGAACTTACATCGATGTTTGGGTTTGCGAGACAACTCTTGATCAGTACTGATGAAATCGTTCCCTTCTTCTTGAGGGCTTCGGAATTAAGGATATTTTCTTGAAGGGCGCCCATCCCTCGAATGGCGACCTCTGTTTCATTACAGAGGGGATTGCTTTCATCATACACAATTCCATTTGATGGGAGCTTTACGGTATCGAAGGGAACGATCTTATTTACAGTGTTCATTTCGCTACGAAGGAGATTCAATTTCTGTTCGTTCATTTTTTACCTACTTTTGTTTTGTTTTCTTCGCCATCATCAAAGAAGCCGGAGACTTTTGGAGGTTCTATGGTATCCTTATTTTTCTCTTGGTCAAGAAGTTTTTTCATCTGAGCCTGAGCATCAGCTTTCAATTTCTCTGATTGTTTAGCAGAAAGATCTCTCTCAAATTTTGACTCCTCATCGCTTACTCTGTTTGATTTTGGCTTTGAGAATCCCGAAACCTTTCCAGTGCCAGACGGAATTTTTTTCGAGAATGTATTTGCAACAGCGGCGGCAGATCGAGCCTTATCTGACTCTTCATCGTCAAAAATATCGCTAAGTTTATTTCTCTTTGTTGGACCTTGTGGAGCCTTAGAGATGAAATCTTCGTATTTCTTTCGAGCTTTCTCCTTTGCTTCTGGAGTTTTTGCGTTCTTGAATTCGTCCGCAAGATCTTCCTTGTTATCGTCAAACATATCGCTCAACTTGCTCTTTGGAGCAGATGGAGATGTTGGAGACTTTGAAATGAAGTCTTCATAAGCCTTTCTTGCTTTCTCTTTTGCTTCTGGAGTTTTTGCGTTAGAAAAATCAGAAGCAAGCCTTGATTTCTGATCTTCTGGAGTTGCGGGCTTTTCTCCAAATCCGGGATTATCAAAAGAGCCAACCTGAACTTCTTTGCCAGTGTCCTGAGCAGGAAGTTCGCCAAAGAAATTATTCATAGGAGGAGCAAAAGCTTTTGGAGCATCCTGTTTTGCAGAAGGAGGAAGCGCAACATTGTTGACTGGTTTCACCTTCGTGAGAGGAATTGGTGCTTGCTCAGGTTGCGGAGCAACTGGCTTTACGTTCGTGAGAGGAATAGGAGGAGCAGGAGGTGTCTGCAAAGATGGCTGTCTTGGTGGCGCATTGCGATCGACTCTTGGACCAACCTTCATTGAGTTGACGTCTTGACCCGTTTCTGGATCGATACTTGGTTGGGCCTGGGGCTTTGCCGTTGGCGGCATCTGAACCTTCGGCCCTCGTGCCACCTGTCCCTGCCTTTGAGATGGCATGCCAACTTTCATAGAGCCAATGTCTTGACCCGTTTCTGGATCGATATCTGACTTTTTGACAGAAGGAACGGCAACATTAGGAACTTCAGGATCGGAATCTTCCTCTTCTCCGCCAGACAAGCTCATTCCATCTTCTGGAGGTTCAGCCTTGGCAGGTTCAGTTTTCTTTTCGCCCGGAGGATCTCCAAGATAAGCATTTCGGAGTTTTTCAACAGGAACTCCATGCTTGTCCGCAAGGGCCTGGCGCAGCTTGTCAGCTTTCGCTTTTCCGAAAACGTAATCATAGTGCTGGAAATTTCCAAGATATTCGTCAGCTTGCCCTTTCTCAATTGCCGAGTTTCTTGCTCTCTCGTATCGAACAAGTTTATCCACCTGTTCTGGAGTCATGGAAAAAGGATTGGCTCCCAAAGAACGAAGTTCCAAAAACGTCTTATTCAAAGCAGACCATTCGTGAACACCAATTTTGTCAGTGTCCATTCCAAGCTTCTCTGCCCAACGCTGAATTGCTGATTCTTTATATTTGTTTCCAAACTTCGTGGTCTTCTCGATGGTCTTGAAATCATCCTCGTTGTCATCTAGACCATTCATTAACTGACCATTCGGATCTTGTTCTATTCCACTGCGGGCATTTGATTGAGCGCCTGGAACGGAAGTAATTCCAGTATTGGCTAGAGCGTTCATCTGAGCAGTTGCTTGCTTGATCGCCTTTCCGATACTGGAAACGTTTCTCTCTACATTTTGGGCATTTCCTGCAACTTGAGGATTGCTAGAATTCTTTATCTTCTCGGCGCCTTTTCTTGCAACAGCTTCGACAGAATCCCACTCTTTGCCAATTCTTTCTGCGCTCTTCTTAATCTGATTATTGATCTTGCCAACATTATAGGAGCCAAGCCCTGAAGATACGGCATTCTTTACACCAGCAATCATATTGCCGGGAATGTCGGTCATCTTTTCATTAATCAGACTTTTGGATAGTTCTTGAGAAAGAGCTTCCTGAATGATCTTTTTTGAGAAAGTCTTTTTCATGTTGAATCACTTCTTTGATTTTTCGGCAGCTTTCTCTCTCTCAATTTGCTTCATAAACAAATTTTGGAGATCGTTCATCGCCTTTTTCTTATCTTTTTCTGAAGTTGAGTTTTTTGCACGAAGAAGAATCTGTTGCTTCTGCTTCTCTAAATCTTCTTCGCCAGGAGCTTGCCCCGAGCCTCTCAGAGACGGTTGCTGACGCTGGAAACTCGTGACACCAGCGTTAGCGCTTTCGGCCTCTCTTGAGGCTTTTAGACGCTTCTTTGCTGCGGCTCCGAGCAAACTTGGATCCATCATTGGTGGCTGTTTTTCTGCATAAGCTTTTCCGACACGACCACCTGGCGCATCGGGAGGAAGTTTCTGTTTTGCGGTTCCAACATCCTGAATCTGCTTCAGAAACATATCAAGTTGTTCCTTCTCGCTCTTGAGATCATAAACAAAATTTCCGACTGCATCTTGAACCTGTTTAACGATCTGTGCACCAGAAGTTCCAAGAGCATGCTGCGCTTGCTGATACGCCTGAACAAGATCGGTAACGTAGTTGTGATATGTGTCAACCATCTGAGAATTCTTGAGAATTGATGCTTGAAACTTCTGTCTCTGCTGGTTTGTCTTGCCGATCATCTTCATCAATTCCTGACTTACTTGATTGGCTTGCTCTTTAGCGCCAGTATCTTGCGCCTTCTGCCCAACGGCACCAGCTAGACCCATCTTGTTTCCAATGGCCGCCCCAGCATCTTTCAGCTTGCCCCAGACACTATCGAGCGGACCTTCGGACAGAATCGAGTTGATTCTATCTCTTGTTTGGATCTGTTCAACAAGTTGAAGTTTTAGAGTTTCGGTAAAAATTTTCTTCGATTCAGTTCTCATGTTTTGATTTCCTTGAGGTTGACCATTAGAAAGGCCATTTAGCATTCCTTTTAGCGCATTCAAGTCTTCAGGTCTGAGAGTCCGAATAGACTGAAAGATTCTCTGAAGATTTGGATCAGGCTGGCCGAGCGCTTCTGATACTGGTTGCGTCTGAGCAAATTGCGTTTGCTGTCTTTCTCTTTTTGCTTTCCTTGCCGCAAGTTGGTCTGCAAAAGAATTTTTCTGAGCAGGGATGGCGGGCATCGTCTTTCCAAGCTGATCCTGCATTGGCATTCTAGCTTGCGACTGAGGAGTCTGTTGTTTTTGAGCAGGGAAAAAATTCGAAGGAAGAGGAAGGGGAGCTTTTGAAGCTGTTACCTCTGGTCTTTGGAAATTCGAAGGAAGAGGAATTGATCCTTTGCTCTGGTTCGATCTAGCAGATGCGACTTTCGAAACATCTGCTGACTGTGCATCAAACGAAGATGCAAATTTTGATAGTTCTGGATTATCTGCAAATTGAGGAGTCTGAAGCAATTCCTTGGCAACGTTCTTCAATTCAACCTTTTTACCCATCTTTCTAAGTGAAGAAATCACATTTCCTAGGCTTGTTTTGAGCGTCGGAGAAAGATTGGCAATAGAGGCCAATTCGCTTTTGTCCAAAGAAGCAAGACCAGCCTCTTTGAGAATTTTCTTTTTCATCAAAATTCCTGAATCCATCGATCGCAACGACACGTAAACGAAACCGCTAGCGCGCTTGCGTCTGCATAGTCAAGCTTTCCAAGATCAATGTTTGTTGGCCAAGCACCGACAGCTTTCCACTTTTCAATAACCAATCCGCCACCATCACAAATTTTCAACGTAAAAGTCTTTTTATAGATTGATGCATAGCCCATACGACCAGTAGTGTCATCATGAACTAATTTCATCCACTCCATAACTTTGAGACATTGTGACGGGGCGATAGGATCATACAAAGAAATTTCAATTGGTTCCCACGATCCTTTTGCGGAATGATAAATCTTTTGATTCATCCAGTCCAAAGTAATCTCTTCATATTTCTTGTTCGGGCGCGAAGCGGTCTTGGCCGTGAAAGAATCGATACCGTCGATCTCTAGTACCCACTGCCAAGATCGTTTGGGTTCATATTCATTCGCGAGCATCTGATTGATGTCCAAAATTTCTGCCACTTTTTTATTCTCCTAAGACCACAAATCTCTCTATAGATATAAACAGCTTTCGAAACCAACAAAAGAAAAAACCTGCTAAGTAAGCAGGTTTTCCCAATGTTAAGAGCTATTTTTTTTGGTTCATTCGTCGAAACCAGCCGCATTGTTCGTGACAAAGAAATCCAAAAGAATTTTTTCGGCCGAGCGAGTTGGCTTGATTGCGAGTTTGGCGTACATGATATTTCTTTCAATCATGTCTTCGGTTGTCGTAGAATCATTGAGAATCAACTTGAATTCTTCGATACCAAAGTTCCTGCGAATAACCTCAAGCTTCGGTTCAACCTTGTTGATGAACTTATCCCAAGTCGCAGAGACGTTCGGTTCGAAAACAATTTTCGTTGCCTCTTTGGCAATCATCTTTCGGACCGAAATAAGCATTCTACGAACGTTTACTCGATCAAGAGCAGACTCAGCCTTCTGCAAGGTTTTCTGACCCCAAACAACAGTACCCTCTCCTGTGAACGAAGCAATTGGATTGATACGGTTCTCCTGAAGGCGATCACGTTGCAATTTCTTTAGCTTCTCTTTCGCTTTCTTGACACCGTGAATCTGGAGGCCGCCACGAGCAAATCCGGCAGGCGCAAACCAAGGATAGCTTACAGCATCTGAGTATGCGTAAACGGCAGGAAGAATAACAGAAGGAGGAACAGTAACCAACTTGTTGTTTGTCTTATCTTCGATTTGTACATCGGGGAAATAACAAGCAACATAGTTCGAGTCCATGTTCTTTGCTGTGATGTGGTCGATAACATCGTCGACAGTTGATCCAGAAAGGTCCATGATATAAAACATATCAGCACGATTCTCAACCATGTCAGTTGCGTAATCCGTTACCTTGCTTGCCCAAATTCCAGGAAGAGCCAAATCTTTCAATTCTACTTCTTCCGGATTAGAAAGCATGTCAAGAGCAGCTCGATATGCATACGTCTGGTAGGACGAGACGGAAGACATATCAGAAGGATCGAACGGATTTGCTTTCGTAATGTCCGTTCCGTCAAATCCGTCCGAGACAATCATCGTGAACTTAGCAAGCGGAGTGTTCTCGATATTATCAAGCGAGAGATATCCAGTATATCCTGCGGAACCAGAAGTTGCAGGATTTGTAGAACCAGTGTTATACTGAATCGAAGTACTCAAAGCCTGAAGTTGAATATCAGTCATTCGAGTCGAATCATTGAATCCCGACGCTGAACCAACAGAAGCAGAGATCCACTTCAAGCTGAACTTCGCTCCAGTCGAACCAGAGGCAAGAGTTAGCGTTCTTGGAAGATGTTGTGCCTTATCAAGAATACCATAGTTCAAGGAACCAGAGGCATTATTGATTACGGCGGCACCCCAACAAACTCTTGTATTGAAATCATTCTTGTAGAGCAAATTCGAAACAAACGGAATATCCGGAAGAGATCCTTTTCCTGAGAACGCCCCAGAGAGAATCGTGCGTTGACCTCTGAATCCAAAAGGAAGCGAAGAGTCTGGACAATTTCCGTTCTTCAGATCCAATGATGGAACAATGTAGATGTATTTCGACTTTGACTCATAGTCTCCAAACTCATCAAATTTCTTTTGTGTCTTGTTCCAGACTTTATACGAATCACCAATAACTCGACAAATGTAATTTGGCGAATCTGGATTGAGAGACAATCCAGAGAATGACTCAAGGACGACAGGATTTCGGTCATTGTCTTCATAGCTTCTGACAAGCAACGTGAAGGTTCCAAATTCATCAACAGAAGGATTCGTAGACTTCTTCAGGTTCATGATTGTGATCTTAAACTGTTCGTTTGCAGATACACCAGCAAACTTGTTTCCAATCCCAAACAGAC